ACTCTTTTGAAATTTCTCCGACGAGATTTGGAGGTGCGCCGAAAAAGACGGCGAGAACCACGCTTAGATAATTTTCGACGTTTCATTTAGCGTCCCTCCAAGAACCGAAAAAACGGCCAGTTTTTTTAGAATCGTTCTTATTAGAAACCGGCTCAACAAGTTGAGCAACATCAGCTTGAAAGTCCGAAGCAACTTTTTTAGCAGCAACAGTGTTCGAAAAAGCATTACCTTTCAAGGCTTCAATAAGATCCACAACCTCTTGGATGAACGGGACGACGACAGTGACAATGAAGGTTAGAATCATAGTAGTTTTATTAGACATAATTAAATTATCTCCTTCCAAAATAGCGACCTCCGAGGAAGCCTATAACATTCTTAATGGCAGAACCAACACCGCCAGCAACAGATCTGGGAGCGCCTGTAAGACTTTCAAGGTTCTTATAGAAATCACGTTCCATACCTGCCATTTCAGTTTGGATGTTATCGAAAGCGGCGGCAGAATTAGCACGATTAGCTGAGGCTATATTATTCAATACACCAGAATTGAGGTAAGAACCTTGAAGACGAAGGTTTTCAAGCTCAAGATTCATCTTTTCAAGTTCGTAACCAAGACGTTTTTCATAGGTCTGCTCGCGAAGATTTAAATCGTTCGCGAGAATACCATTCTGAAGAACTGTACCATGGGTCGCCTGACGCGTAGAATCGGCTTCTGCGACGTTTTTATCAATCTGAGATATAGCTAGATGCTCGGCATTCTTCGCCTGCCTTTCAGCGGCACCAGCGGCTCTGGCAGAGTTCATGGTAGAACCGATATCACTCATGCCGACGGAAGCAGCTGAAGCTCCAGATATAGAACCGCCTATGCCATTAGTAGCGGCAAGAATGGGATTCAGACCAGCGGCACGCATATCATCAACAGCCCATTGATAACGATGTTTATAATTTTCAACGTTAAGCTCGTTCTGTAAGCGAATACCTTCCTCGTTATACTTGGATTGAATTTCAGACGAGCCTAAGCCGCCAAGTATAGAACCAGCTATATTGCCTAGAGTATTAGATAACCAAGACATAGCATCAGCTCCTTAGAAATGGTCGACAAGGCCGGGGGTGCCGAACATAGGCATAGGACGAACAGTAGTGTAACGGAAGCCTATATCGAGCAAGAACTCAGGCTCATCCTGAACGGCGACAATGCGCTTAATGGGTGGATTTTCCGTAATGAATTCCTCGTTCAGGGTAGGAGCACTGCTGAAGAATTGAGACAAGTGCCAGACGTCAAGATTACCATTAGCTACAGAGCTACGGAATTTACCCGTAATCTGCGAAGGTTTGTAACGATACTCGGCATAGCGCTCCTGATAACCGAAAACAGTAGTATCAGCTTCAGTGCCTTGAGCATAAATCTCGCGAAGCTCAATAGCCTGTTCGCCGAGATGCGCGAATGTCGGCCAATAGAAATCGTAGACCGTAGAACGAAGCCACATCTTATTGACGCCCTGCTGGTAGGTAAGGTCGGCACGGGCACAGACGAAACCTATAATATAGCCATGCTCAACGAAAGATTTGGTGAAGCCATGGAATCTGGACGCGGTAACGCCATAAGCGGAGAGATTGCCTTGAGGAGAGGTGTCGTCAGTTGCAGAAGTCTGAGCTATTGGATTGACGTTAACCATCTTCGTGAACGAGCCTAGAAACTCTGGACGTTGCAATCGGGCGTCTGGAGAGACGACGCCGAAGAAAGAACGAAGCACTTCAGTATACCGACTACCACCGCGAGCAAGGCGTTCGTAGAACTTCTGCATCTGAAAAGCAGTGCGAAGGCCGTTGATAGTGATAGCGGAAACATCAGAAAGATCAGCGTATACAGAGCCTGAAACCACATTAGAAGGGGCGCTATCCCAAGTCATGGCAGCGAACTGAGTACTGGAAGCACCGTCACGGGCGACATAGATGCCAGGCGCATGAGGAGCAGGCTGAGTATTAGTTGTGGCCATAATGGGGGCGTTACCAGTTAATGCAATATCAACGCCGGGGCCTTTCTGCGTCCAAGGCAATGCCGAAGTGAAGTAATCATGACGCTTACCGCGAGGTGGACAGGCTAAGCCGGGAACAATATTGGTACCGGACGAGAAAACCCAAGAAGGCTGATCAGAAGCGCGAGAAGAATCCAATACTTCATTAGTATCGCCTTTCTGGATCTTGATAGATTTCTGAAGATTTTCATCTCGGAACCATTCGTTCCAGATGAGATAGACAGCGCGGAATGGAAGGGCGTTGATGCCTGATAAGTTATTGGTAGTATTGACAGGTAAGCCGAAATAGTCCCAGAGCGAACCTACGTAATTATTATCGGAGTTACTGGCAGCAGTAACAGTAGGGATAACATAATCAGTACTATCGTCAGGGTCTTCCTGCTCGAAACAGAAATTCTGCCAGTGGTCCCAGACTAGGCGGTTTGGAACGAAAAAGAAGAACCAGTCGAGATAGATGTTATCCATAATGGGCTTAATGGGAGTAGCCAGTCGAGCGAAGTAATTGACAGACATCCTAGTAGTATCGCCGGGCAATACTTCGTCGACGAATACAGGTATAAGCTTACCTGAGTTGAAAGTCGTCTTATACACGTGCGAGCGGTCGAATTTAGACCGCCGCATATACATTGCAGGAGCATCGCTGAAGCGATGACCTCTAACTCTAATTTTTCGAGCCAATTTCTCACCTTCTTCGAAGTGTAAACCCAAGAATTATCCTAAAGCAAATCATTCTTAGGTTTTAGTTTATTTTTGCGTCACCTACGCCAGTTACATCAAGTATGTAACTGGCTTCGGTGACGCCTATTTTGGTGTTTCTTCATTATTTTGTTCTAAAGTGTTACTTTTTTCTTGTGTAATTCCTGTACTAGCGAACGATTGATGTTCGACGGTAGACTCATTGCTACCATATAAACCTTCTCGTTGGAGATAATCGAGAGTTTCAGGATTATTCAATTGATTGATGAAATTCATAGGATCATGACCGAATTTAGCTCGAATATAAGCAGGCAGGCTGTAGAATTCTTCACGAACTCCAGACACTAGTTCGAGAGCCGTGCTATAGTCACCGGGAAGCGTTGCATCTCCGAACTGAAGGAAAGCATACTGCGAACTATCGCCGAGATCGAGAGTTGCAATACCATTATGACCGTCTGCGTACTTATTAACGATGTAGTTGATATCAGTCTCGTCCTTTTCGTCCTGTACAGTTAGAGACGGCATAGTGAACTCAATGCCGCAGTGGTCATGGGTTTCTACTGGATCATAAGCAGTTTTAAATTTCATAGTTTCACCTCCTTTCGCAGGCGCCTAGACGCGGCGGGCGTAGCGTACAAAAAAAGGGCGATCTCTTTCGAGACCGTCCTTTTTCTGATACGCTCTATATTAGATTATCATTTAATCGACTCATTGTCAATATCCTGCACATAATCTATGGCGCGACCAACCAGTACAGGAACGCGGGATTCGTCAGGACTGTCAATATAATAACGGCCATCAGAATCGCCAAGGTTACCGACATAATGAAGACTGAAATCTTCAGGATAACTGTTAATGAGCGTTTTATCATCATTCACTAAACCTTCGAAAGCTCGCAGCGCAAGCATGTCATTGTGGTAGACCTGTGGAGGGCTGAACTGTTCAGCCTTGCAGTCATAAATTGAATATAGTCTCAGCGGAACCATCTCCTTTTCTAATTGCGACTAAATACCTGCGAATCATGAGATATAGCGTAGCTGATATGACATAATAGTCATTATCAAGGCGAATAACTCTGGAATCATCAGGTTTCAATCGGTAAGCGGCATATTTACTCCCGCGAAAAGAGTAATCGAAAGAAATATTACGCTCGCGACAGAAATTACTAACAGCTTCAAGTTCAGTAATAAGCATCACCTCGTTTCCGACTTAATGATAACACAATCATAATACTTTGTCAAGCTTTCTACCAAGAAAATGCTTATACTTGCTTTCCTGAACGCGGCAGCGGTCAACAAGCCGCTCATAAGTATTATTCTCCAAGTTATGAAGCATCTTCTCAACACGGTTATTGCGAATATACTCCATCCAGTGAGGATGTGTTTCATCGAACTTATTATCATAGTAACGAGGAGGACGCATCTTCTTCCCGTTAATGACAACATAATCATTAGCATAACACTCTTCACCATGCTCTTCAAGCCATTTTCCGCCTATGCCGGGACGATTGGAAGCAACCATGAACTCAGGAGTGAGACCTTTATAGTGAGCAGCAGCCTTACTGCCGGTCTGCTTCTTCACTATGTAACGGGCAACGTAGGCAGCAGCGTCGAAACTGAACTCACCAATAAGGTGCATACCGTATTTCCAGATTTTCGCAAAGCGAGCAGAAGTATAAGTATTATAACCGTCTGCGCGGAACCGAAGAACTTTGTCAGTAAAACGAATATTAAACAATATGTAATGATAATGGGGACGACCATGAAGTTCACCATATTCACCACAGCCGAGGAAGCGAATACCACTGCCATACTCACGACGAAGATTTTTCATGAACGTTTGATGAAATTTTTTGCTCAAACTCCTATCGGGGGGCAAGTGATAATCATCGAATGTGCAGGTAACGAAGTAAGCTGAAGACGAAGTACGGGCTTCGTGAACAGCTCTGACAGCCCATTGACGAGAGTTTTCGAGCCGACAGCCGATACATTGCTTACAAGAACAGCGAATGAAACGGCTATCGCCTGCAAGCTCAGGGTGGGAGGCAAGGCTGCCGTAGAAACTATAATGCTGTTTTCCGTTTTTCGTGATTGCTCCTTCGACCGGGTACATAAGAATAGGATTATAACATACCATACTTATCACCTGTACTGATTGTATCAGGATTTAGTCAGAATGTCAAATCCTGAATCCACCACGTCCTACTCTTTTGAAATTTCTCCGACGAGATTTGGAGGTGCGCCGAAAAAGACGGCGAGAACCACGCTTAGATAATTTTCGACGTTTCATTTAGCGTCCCTCCAAGAACCGAAAAAACGGCCAGTTTTTTT